TTGTTAGACGCTCAGGAAATTGGCTGGGCGTACTATAGCTAGCTAGCACAAAGGAGAAAAGATGGCTATCGATATGAAGAAGATTAAGGAGAGGCAGGTGTCTCTCAGTACTCGTGGCGGCGGAAAGGATAATTTCTGGCGACCTCAAGACGGGGAGCAGACAATTCGTATTGTCCCGACCCCAGATGGTGATCCTTTTAAGGATTACTGGTTTCACTATAACTTGGATGCCCCGGCATTTCTGAGCCCTAAGAAGAATTTTGGCGAAGATGATCCGCTGGACTCATTCGTGAGGAAACTCTTTAACGAGAAGACGGAGGAGAGTATTCGGCAAGCCAAGAATCTTATGGCCCGCCAGCGATTCTTCTCACCCGTTGTTGTGCGTGGCGAAGAGGACAAGGGCGTTCGCCTTTGGGGCTATGGGAAGATGGTCTACGAGCAACTTCTCAACCTCGTCTTGAACCCGGAATACGGGGACATTACGGATCCTGAATCAGGCACAGATCTGCTGCTCCATTACGGAAAGCCAGTTGGAGCTTCATTCCCCCAGACTAAAATCACACCTCGTAGACGTTCGTCTGCTCTGGTGGAGGATGAGGATCAGGCTGCGCAATTTCTGGACAGTGTTCCAGATTTCAATACTGTGTTTGATCGAAAGACTTCCGAGGAAGTTGGTAAGATCTTGGATGGTTTCCTGCTCGGTGCCAACGATGCGGAGGGGAATAGTAGTGAGACTACTCGCTATAACAACACCACCAGCGGTATCACCACCACCACTACCACCAGCGGCGCGTCGGACGTTGAAACCGCCTTCGACGAGCTTTTGAACAGCTAAGCTGCCATCGGCGGGGGGCAGTCTAGCCCCCCGCTTTTTTATTTTAACCAGAGGATAGAATGACAAGAACATCTAAACATAAGGCGGGGAAGCTTTCTATGGATGATATGCGGAAGCTTATCAACAAGAGGGCTGGATATAATGTGGCGCACAATCTAAGAGAGGGTAACCCGACAGCGGTGAGGGAGTGGATTCCCACTGGCTCCCGTTGGCTTGACTCTATTATTTGTCGCGGCAAATTAGCGGGAGTTCCAGTGGGCAAGATTGTAGAGATCGCTGGGCTGGAGTCTTCGGGTAAGTCATACATGGCAGCACAGGTTGCAGCAAACGCTCAGAAGATGGATATTGATGTTGTATATTTCGATAGCGAATCCGCTATTGATCCGACGTTTTTGGAGCGAGCAGGCTGTGATTTAGAAAATTTATTATATGTTCAGGCTCAGTCCGTAGAATTCGTTTTACAAACCATCGAGGATCTTCTGAATGGCGGCAACAAGTATCTCTTCATTTGGGATTCGCTAGCCCTGACCCCAGCAATTTCCGACGTCGAGGGGGATTTCAACCCTCAGTCATCGATGGCGATGAAGGCTCGTATCCTATCGAAAGGAATGTCGAAGCTAACAGTCCCGATTGCTAATTCCCAGAGTACATTTTTGGTGCTGAATCAGCTTAAGGCAAACATCACGAGATCTCCCGCCGAGGCTATGACCACCCCCTATATGACTCCCGGCGGCAAGGCTATGATCTATTCTTACTCTTTAAGAATTTGGTTAACTAGGCGGAAGGCGAAGGCATCATTTATTAATGACGAGAACGGTTTCCGAATAGGCAATGAGGTGAAGATTAAATTAGAAAAGTCTCGGTTCGGGACGCAAGGACGCCAGTGTAATTTTAAGATTATGTGGGGTGACGAGATCGGGGTGCAAGATGAGGAGAGTTGGTATGATGCCATCAAGGGCTCTGAGAATATCAAAGCCTCCGGTGCTTGGTGTTCGTTGATGTACGAGGACGGGACGGAGGAAAAGTTTCAGCCATCTCGATGGAAAGAGAAGATTCAAGGTGAGAAGTTCCGCACACGGGTTTTGGAACTTATGGATAGGGAAGTTATATTGAAGTTTGATAATCGGGAAGGTGAGGCGGCTAGTTTTTATGAAGAAGAGGAATAGGGTTTTAATCATTGACGCCTTGAATATGTATTTCAGGGCATATATTGTGGACCCCTCACTCTCCTCCAACGGTCAGCCCATAGGAGGAATGAAGGGGTTTCTGAAAATTTTCCAGAAGACGATTCGGGAAACGAAACCGGATCGTATTATTATAGCTTGGGATGGTGCCGGTGGTTCTCGCAAGAGGAAGACGATTAACAAAAGTTATAAAGAGGGTCGCAAGCCCATCCGCCTGAATCGTGATATTCGAAACATGTCCGAGAATGAGGAGATCGAGAATAAGGTTTGGCAGCAAACGAGGCTGGTGCAGTATCTAAACAACATGCCCATCTCTCAGATTATGTTGCCCGAGATCGAAGCGGACGATGTTATTGCCTATGTAACACAGATGCCCTCGCTGAAGGATTGGGATAAGGTTATTGTCTCGAACGATAAAGATTTCTTTCAGTTATGTGATGAGAGGACAATCCTTGTGAGACCCACTCAGAAGGTGGTGCTCAATGAAAGCCGCATAGTGGGAGAGTACGGTATTCATCCCCTGAACTTTGCCATGGCGCGAGCCATAGCAGGCGATAAGAGCGACAACCTGCCGGGTGTACCGGGTGTAGGCTTGCCCACCATAGCCAAGAGACTTCCGTTTTTAGCGGACGGTAGAAGCGTGTTTATCGAGGAAATTTTAGAATTTTGTGAGAACACCGAAAACAAATTAAAGGTTCATACAAGTATCTTAGAGCACGAGGAAATAATTCTGGAGAATTATCAAATCATGCAGTTGTACGCACCGATGATGTCTCCCCAGGCAAAGAGATCGACGCGCTTTGCCATCGATTCAGCAGAACACGAATTCAACAAGACAGAGATCGTTAAGATGATGGCAGAAGATGGATTCGGAGATTTTAGCTGGACGGATTTATTTTCCAGAATGAAAAAAATTGTAGTTGACAACGCCAGCTAATCCATGCTAGTTTCTAATAAAGAGGGAACATGAATCATCACGAAGCCGAGGCGATTGACTTCTCAACATACGGGAAGTCTTTTCAAGAGGGCTTGGCACAATTAATCTTAGTCGACAGAGCCTTTTCGGAGCAAATTCAAGAGGTGCTGGCGATTGATTTTTTCGAACTCAAGTATCTTCGGCTTTTTGTTTCAAAGATCTTTGACTATCGTGAACAGTACCGGACTCACCCCAGTATGAAGACAATGCTTTCAGTTTTGCGGGCTACCTTGGCTGGCGAGAACGAGGCAACGATAAAGCAGACCAGGGATTTTTTTGCGAGAATCTATAAGTCTGAACTATCGGTAGATGGAGAGGAGTTCATTAAGGATACCGCACTTGATTTTTGCCGAAAGCAGAAGCTAAAGGAGGCCATGTTAAAATCGGTCGGGCTTCTGAAAAACTCCTCGTTTAATGAGATTAGCGACGTAATTAATTCAGCGCTCAAGTTGGGCTGTAGCTGTGATTTTGGATACGATTACAAGATTGATTTTGAGAGAAGGTTTGAACTTCAAGCACGGAATCCGGTGTCAACGGGCTGGCGTATACTTGATGATCTTCTGAAGGGTGGGCTGGGGTCTGGAGAACTGGGCGTGGTGATCGCACCAACCGGTGCGGGTAAATCTATGGCTCTGGTTCACCTCGGTGCAGCAGCCCTCAAGCTGGGTAAGACGGTGGTACATTACACGTTGGAGCTTGCGGATACTGTGGTCGCGACAAGATATGATAGCTGCCTGACTGGCATACCGCTGCAGAAGGTGTTTCTGAGTAAGGACGAGATTTATGATAGTCTTAAAGATATTGAAGGTGATTTGATTATTAAGGAATATCCAACCAAATCCGCTACACCTCAAATGATACACAACCATCTTGAAAGGCTAAGGCTAAGGGACATAGATGTGGACTTGGTTCTTGTTGACTACGGCGATCTTTTACGACCGAACATCGTAAGAAAAGAAAAGAGGCACGAGCTAGAAACAATCTATGAGGATTTGCGGGCTATAGCACAAGAATTTGAAGTGCCCCTTTACACAGCGTCCCAAACAAATCGTGCCGGTCTCAACGCAGAGGTCATTACGATGGAATCAATCTCCGAAGCGTTTAATAAGTGCTTCGTTGCGGACTTTATTTTTTCCATCTCTAGAACAATCGAGGACAAGGCTTCCAATACTGGTCGGGCGTTTATTGCCAAGAATAGAAATGGTCCAGACGGCTTAGTGTATCCGATTTTCATGGACACCTCGGCAGTTAATATAAATGTACTCCCCTCTCAGGGGGAGACGGTCACTAGCGTAATAGAAGAGAGCACCAAGAAACAGAAAGATTTACTTACCGAAAAATATAAAAAATTCAAGGAGACCGGCAGCAATGGCAAAAAATAATGAACGAGTTGCGACAGACATTTTATCGGATATCACAGTGCACATGAAGTACGCAAGATTTTCCGAAGAGGAGAACCGTCGAGAGACGTGGACCGAGTTGGTCACTAGAAATAAAAATATGCACAAGAAGAAGTATCCTCACTTGTCTGCCGAGATTGAGCAGAATTATAAGTTGGTGTACGACAAGAAGGTTTTGCCGTCGATGAGATCTATGCAGTTCGGTGGCAAGCCGATTGAGGTCGCACCTAATCGTATTTATAATTGTGCTTTTTTGCCGATTGATGATTGGCGCTCGTTCGGAGAAGCCATGTTTCTCCTACTTGGGGGCACGGGCGTTGGTTATTCCGTGCAGAAACATCATGTTGAAAAGCTGCCAGAAATTCAAAAGCCCACGTCAAGGAGATCGAAGAGATATTTAATAGGCGACTCCATTGAGGGCTGGGCAGATGCAGTTAAGTCGCTCATCCGTTCATATTTTTTTGGAGGCGCACCGCTCCGATTTGATTTTAGTGACATTCGCTCCAAGGGGGAACCGCTGGTGACTTCCGGTGGCAAGGCTCCCGGTCCACAGCCGCTCAAAGAGTGTTTGCTTAAGGTCGGCGGAATCTTTGAGACGAAGTCTAACGGTGACAAGCTCACGCCTATTGAAGTACACGATATAGTTTGTCATATTGCCGACGCTGTCTTAGCCGGGGGGATTCGAAGGGCGGCACTCATTTCGTTATTCAGCGCAGACGATGATGAGATGCTTTCAGCGAAGGCGGGGAGTTGGTGGGAGAAGGATCCGCAGAGAGGTCGCGCAAATAACTCTGTTGTGCTCCTTCGCCACCGAGTAACCAAGGAATTCTTTATGGATCTCTGGGAGCGTGTTCAAGCCTCTGGCGCAGGTGAGCCTGGATTTTATTTTTCTAATGACAAAGACTGGGGGACCAACCCTTGCTGCGAGATTGGATTGCGACCATACCAGTTTTGCAATCTCACCGAAGTCAACGTATCGGACGTGGAGAGCCAGAGTGATCTGGAAGAGAGATCCCGTGCCGCCGCCTTTATTGGAACTTTGCAGGCTGGGTATACCGACTTCCATTATTTGAGAGATGTGTGGCAGCGAACGACGGAGAAGGATGCATTGATTGGGGTTAGCATGACGGGCATCGCCTCGGGGCGAATTTTAGAAGACGGGATTAACTTGACTAGCGCAGCCAATGAAGTCCAAAGGGAGAATGCCAGAGTCGCCAGTTTGATTGGTGCTCGATCTGCAGCCAGGGTGACTTGCGTGAAGCCCGCCGGTACGACGTCGTTGGCCCTGGGGACGTCCAGTGGTATTCATGCGTGGCATAGCGAACATTATATTCGGAGAATCAGGGTTGGCAAGAACGAGGCGATATATGCACACCTGTTGGAGGAGCACCCCGAGCTATTGGAGGATGAATATTTCCGCCCCCACGACACGGCTGTTATTTCAGTACCCCAGCGAGCACCGGATG